AAGTGATTTCCACTCGCCGTCTTGTGCATATTGCCAAGACCTACTCTGTGTTCGGAGATCGCATTAAGGCAATTACGCTTTGTTTGAATCGTTTCGATGATGATACAAAGATTTCTTTCCTTGATCTTTACACTAAAGTAGATGCTGGTGCCAACACCGAAACTCTGATGACACAAACACAACCTGTGCCTGAAGAGATTGGCAAAGAAGATATTCCTTTCTAATTTGCCTTAAAAAAGTATTGACAAATAAATAAGTTTGTAGTACTATTGTTTTTGTAGTAAACAGTCCAGTAGGACTTTAATCTTGACATGAGATGTTCTTATGTCTTTAACTTAAGGAGAAATATATGTCGTTTAAGCCACATTTTGATTTAGAACAAAGTTTGAAAGCTTGTCCGCCCCAAAAGTTTAAAGGAGCAACTTTTGTTAAACGCATTATTGTGAGGAGAGATCGAGTTGATTTTCCTCAAGATGAACAGACGAGGGTCTTGTCTGTAAAACAAAACAATGTTGCTAATATTCGTGATTCTCTTGATATCAACGGTTGGATTAATACTGAACAACCTCCATTTGGTTTTGTGAATCCAAATAACAAAGATCGATTTATAGGTATTTCAGGATTCAATCGGAATGCAGCTATGAGTCAGTTAGAATGGGAAACAATGATATTCGATGTTTATGAATTTTCATCGCCTTATTCTAAACGACTTGCAAAAGCAAAAGCAAATCAACACACCAGACCTTTTTCACCTAACACAAAACAAGATTTGGTTAAACAAGTAATTTTAGCCATTAAAATGAAAGAAATCTCTCCTGATGAGGTTTCTATTCGGGAAATGATAGATGAGATTGCTGCTGACAAACCAGCGAAAGAGAAAAAATCTATTTTCGAAACGGTTATTAAGCAAAAAGGTGGTTCTGATACGATCAAAACATATCACAAAGGAAAAGGTGATTTTTCTACATATCAAGTTGCTTTAGAGTTGAACCTTCCATATGAGGGTGACAACAACTTTAGTTCATCTAAAGAGTTAGGTTACATCACATCAATGTCAACACCAAAAACTATTCTTTATGATGCTAAGAAGTTGTCGAGAGAATACAACGGTGCAAAAGTATCGTTTATTGCTTATATTGACAAACCATGTGAACAACCTAAAATTTATGAACAACGAAAAGCATATGCTAAGAAATTTCAAGAATTCTTACTAGAAGATGCTAAATTTGTTGTTAATTTATTAGGTAAATATGGTGTAAAAGCCGATATTAAAGATGTTTTAGAAAATTATCCTGTTCGTCTGAAAGGTTTTTTGCCTCAAGTAATTACACCGGATGAAACGAAACAGGGTAAACCTAAAGAAGAAACACTCGTTGATGCTTTAGGTAATAAACTGTAAAAAGTATTGACAAATGCTTTGTAGTGTAGTATGATGTACACATGTCTGAGAGAACAGTCGCCTCTCAGACATGTTTCTAACCTGCGACTATTTTACTTTATGGAGTATTTTGAATGTCTGTTAAATCTAAAGTTCTTAACTATCTGTCCAAGTCCACTGGTTACAACACCCTGACCCCTGCAAAGATGCAGAGCATGTTCGGTGTTGCAAATCCCTCCGCAACCATTAATGATCTTCGCAATGAAGGTCATGCAATCTACCTGAACAGCCGCATTGTGAACGGTGAGAAAGTTTCTTTCTATCGTTTGGGTACACCTACTAAGCGCATGATTGCAGCTGGCATCTCTGCTCTGCGTTCGGCAGGAGTTCGCACTTTTGCTTAAGAAGTACTAAAAAAACAAAGAGGAAGCATATATATTTGTGTATGCTTCCTCTTTTTTCGTTTATGGGTGATCTATGGAAATTCAAGTTAAAGTCGATGAACTAAGAAAAAATAAATTGTTTGTCGCAACTCCTATGTATGGCGGTATGGCTCATGGTCTTTATATTAAATCATGTTTAGACCTACAAAATATCATGAACAGGTATGGAATTGAAACCAAATTCTCTTTTCTGTTTAATGAATCTCTCATCACACGAGCTCGTAATTATCTCGTAGATGAATTTCTCCGCACAGACTACACACACATGTTGTTTATTGATTCTGACATTAATTTTAATGCTCAGGATGTTGTTGCATTAATGGCACTAGAAAAAGATTTAATTGGTGGTCCTTATCCTAAAAAAGCAATCAACTGGAAAAATGTTGTTGAGGCAGCAAGGAAACATCCAGATTTGCCGCCGCAAGAATTAGAAAAACTTGTTGGCGACTATGTGTTTAATGTTGTAAAAGGCACAAGTCAATTCTCTGTAACAGAACCTCTTGAAGTGATGGAAATTGGTACTGGTTATATGATGATTAAACGAGAAGTTTTTGATAAGATGAAAGAAGCTTATCCAATGATTCATTACAAACCAGATCATGTCGGTCAGAAAAACTTTGATGGTTCAAGATATATTCATGCATATTTTGATACTGTAATTGACTACAAAGAATCTATTACTGGTGGTGGTTCGGATCGTTATCTAAGTGAAGACTATATGTTTTGCCAAATGTGGCGTAAAATTGGTGGACAGATTTTCTTGTGCCCTTGGATGAGAACACAACACGTTGGCACATATGCCTTTACTGGTGATATGCCTGCTGTTGCTAATTATACAGGTAGACTATGATCGACTACAAATATGATGAAGATCGGCTTCTGAAAGAATTCAAAGAGTATATTGACAGCACATATGGTGAACATTACTCTTTGAACAAATTTCAGGCAACAGAATTTATTCTTGATGCCGGTCATGGTGATGGGTTTTGTTTGGGTAATGTGATGAAATATGCACAGAGATATGGCAAAAAAGCAGGTTACAATCGAAAAGATTTAATGAAGATATTGCATTATGCTCTGATTGCATTGTATAATCATGATTTACAGAAAAGGAATTGATTATGAAATTATCAAGTGAAACGCTCAATGTACTGAAAAACTTCAGTAACATTAACAAAGGTATTCTTTTTAAACAAGGCCAAGTTCTCAAGACTGTTTCTTCTTTGCGTAATATTCTGGCAGAAGTTACGATTAAAGAAAACATTCCTGCTGAATTTGGCGTACATGATCTCAACAACTTTCTTTCGGTGGTTTCTCTTCATAAAGATGACCCATCGTTTGAATTTGATGACAAGCATGTAGTGATTGTTGGTAACAAAGGTCGTAGTAAGATCAAGTATCGTTTTTGTGAACCAAAGATGATTACTACACCGCCAGACAAAGCAATTGCAATGCCTTCTCCTGAAATCAAATTTAATGTTTCAGCTGAAGACTTTGATTGGATTTTGAAGGCATCATCTGTTCTTGGTTCACCGCACATTGCAATTGAATCAGACGGTAGTAAGATCAACATTCTGACACTTGACCTTGCTGATGATTCTGCACACACAGATGCATTGGAAATTGGCCAAGGAAATGGTGATAGTTATCGTATGATTTTCAAAACTGAAAACTTCAGTAAGATTCTTCCTGGTTCTTATGATGTAGAAATTTCTTCAAAAGGTATTTCTAAATTCACCAATAAGAATTTTGATCTGAAATATTGGGTCTCAACAGAAGCTGGTTCTAAGTTTACAAAAGGATAAGACCATGTTTATCTTTGTGAAAGAAAAGGACATTGGTCAATCTCTTGCGATAAACAAAAATAAAGTTTTGTATATTAGAGATTTTCCAATGGGACCTAAAATTGTTTTTGAAGATGGTACATATATTATTGTAGACGAAGATTATTTACATTTAGTTGCTCGTTTCAATAGTAATTAATTATGATTTATACTGTGAAGGATTTATATTATGGAACAACTGCTTTGGACAGAGAAGTATCGTCCTCAAACCGTAAACGATTGTATTCTGCCAGAACGGTTAAAGAAACCATTTCAAGAATACGTCAATCAGAAGAACATACCAAATCTTCTTCTGACTGGCGGAGCTGGTGTCGGCAAGACAACAGTAGCCAAAGCAATGTGCAAGGAAATCGGTTGCGACTATCTGGTAATCAATGGTTCTGATGAAAGTGGTATTGATACATTTAGAACAAAGATTAAAAATTATGCATCGTCAATGAGTCTTGCTGGTGGCCGTAAGGTCATCATCATTGACGAGGCAGACTATCTAAATCCAAATTCAACTCAACCAGCATTGCGTAATGCCATTGAAGAGTTTTCTGAGAACTGTTCTTTCATCTTTACATGTAATTACAAAAATCGTATCATTGAACCACTTCATAGTCGGTGTGCAGTTATTGAGTTTTCTCTCCGTAATGGTGAGAAAGCCAAGATGGCCTCTGCGTTCTTCAAGCGTATTCAGACAGTTTTGCAAAGTGAATCGGTTGACTTTGATGATGCGGTAATTGCAGAAC